TATACAAGGCCGACATTGAAGGATTTGAGTGGTGGAACGGAGCAGAGTGGAGCACCGATGCGGATCGGTATCGCTGGTTATGCAAGCGCGACAGCAAGATCAAGTTGAGCGCGGATCTTTACGATTTTTAAATAGAACTTCCAGATAGTCGTTGGGCCATGTGTCATAAAAGCCCTTCCTGGCAACAAGTTGGGCTTTGTTGTTTAAGTCACTGACACTTTGCACCAAAGCCAAGGCATAGGTTCCTTGATTCATAACAACACCATTGACTACTTCTGGATCCAACGGATGATCTTCCAAAGACAACAGGTCGTTGGGCAGTAAGAATTTTTTGTTTGCAGTATCAACGGCATGACTCAGCTCGGCATGACCAACCTGGTCAGCTTCGTATACTAGTATAACAACACTCTTGTTGCCCAGTCCTTTTTTGCTAATCTGAATCAGGTCATGCATGGGCGCTAGACCCAACCGCACTTCAAAGTCACGCTCAAGACGAGCCTTGCGAGCATACGGGCATGGAGCCCATCCGCCTAGAGCCGGATGCGGAACTTCTACAAAATCCACAATCCACTGTTCAATTGCTTGTTCTACGGTTTTTAAGTTTAACATGGTGTTTAGAAGAACGGTAGGCCTGACTTCTTGGTTGTTTCTAAATTTTCTTTGACAATGTTGTTGATCAGATTGCGATCAGTCTGACCCATCTGCATGGCCTCGTCGTATGTAACACCGCCCCTCATATACCAACACAGTTTTAACACATCAAGCCTAATGTCCTGTGTTTCTTTTTCCATCTGATCGACCATTTTGGAAATGCCGTCAGAATCCAGCACTAAGAGGCGGTTTCGAAAAAATTTGACATGTCCAACGTGAATTCTTGTTTGTATTCATTTTGGCAGTTGTTACAGGTAATAGCCACAGGAGCTAGCTCTGTGGCCTCACGCAGTTTTACAGCATGATCTCGGATCTTGTTAAACACATCTTTGGGGGCATTGACCAGGAATTCTTCAATTTGCTGAGTGTCGGTCACCATCAAGTTGGCAGTTTTTATAGCACCAATGCTCTGGGCTATGCTGCGAATAGTCAAGTAGGTAATGCGCTTGAACGCTTCGCCCAGCTTGGCCATTTTCTCTTCTTCGGTGGCACCCGACGAGTTGATGACCTGCATGAGTTTTTGATCTTCAAACTGCACCTGACTAACCTCATTCAAATAACGATAGGTCATGGGCACAAAATAACAACTTAAATCACCAATCACGGATGGAGTATCGTAGTCGGGCAAGCGTATCTGGTCCAATGCGCTACGCAGGTCCACAGTGTATTGATGTGTTTCGCCGCAAGCAGGACAGGTGCTACCAATTTCCATTTCGTGTCCGTAGCTGGCAATGCGCACAGCTGCCAGCAAGGCATTGAAGTCTACCGCTGGAATATTCCAGCAGTCTTTGATGTTGGGCACACAGCTAGACAACACATTGACCACAGCAGATCCGTTAAACAAGGCATCGGGTGTGCGACTAGTGACCTCATCCACCGCAGTCATGGGCAAAATGGGTATTTCGCCATTGGGTGGCAAATCAAGCGACCCGGGCGGGTAGAACTTGCCGCCGCTGGGTAGTCGCAAATGTATAACAGGTTGTCTAAAATACTTGCGTAAAGGATTATCAATTTGAGTCATTTTTCACCACCATAAATATATGTTAATACTTATCGGGTAAAAACACATGGCCACAGAAAAGGAACTGCAAGATGAAATGGAACGCCTACGGGCCGAGGTCCAAGGTCTTGCAGCCCAAGTAGAAGAAGCCAAAACCGGACTTCAGGCATTTGGCAAGGCCAGCGCACAAGGCGCAAAAGATGTGGCCAAAGGACTAGGTAGCTTTGCCGTCAATGTAGGCAAAGGCGACACCAGCTTTAAAAGCCTGAACTCAGTAGTAGACATAGCATCAAATGCCCTGTCGGGCATGGCCAAAGCCATTCCTTATGCTGGCGAAGCATTGGCCGCAGGAATCAAAGCCACAGCCGAAGCCAGCAAGTTCATGCTGGAACAGCTGGATCAAACAACCAAAGCATTCAACGACCTCAGCAAGGTAGGTGCCTTAACTGAAGCCGGCATGAGCGGCCTGCAAAAGCAGTTTATTACATCTGGACTCACGCTGGGCAGCTTTACCAAACAGATAGGCGACAATGCACAGGCCTTAGCACGCTTCAAAGGCATGGCCGGTGACGGTGCCGATGCCTTTAGCGAAATAGCCGGTAAGCTGACCAGAGGCGGCGACGACAGCCTACGTAGATTAGGCATGAGTGCTGATGAGATTGGTGAAAGCACAGCGGCCTATGTCACGCAACAGACCAGACTAGGACTAGCACAAGGGCGTAGCAATGCCGAATTAGCCGCCGGAACCAAGGCCTACGCCATAGAACTAGATGCCTTGCAGAAAGTCACAGGACTCAGCAGAGAAGCCATACAAAAACAACAAGATGCAGCCCTGAGCGAAGCTCGTTTCCGGGCCAACTACGACGACTTGATTGCACAAGGCAAAGAAAAAGAAGCCAAGCAGTTGATGAAACTGCAAACACAAATATCAGCCATTGGCCCGGAAGCAGGCCAAGGCGTAAGAGATTTGCTGTCAGGTGCTGGCACTGATGCTGCCAAAAAACTTATGGCATCAACAGGTGGAGCCGCTCAACAGATCCTAGATCGCGTAAAATCTGGCCAAATAGATTCTACCCAAGCTGCAATAGAGTTACAAAACGCCATGCGTGGCAGTGCCAATGCAGCCAGAAACAATGCCAAGTATGTAGACAAAAACAGTTCAGCATATCTTGACTATAGTCAACAGTCTGACATTGTCAACGCCAAGATAATCAACGGTGAGTTAGTTAGAGATCGCCAAGCCAAACAAATGACCAAAGGCCAAGATGCCTTGACTGATACCACAGTTGACGCTGAAAAATCTTTGCAAGGCATGAACATAGAAATGCAACGCCTAGGATTTACATTTTTGCCGCAAGCGTCATCTGCGGTTGCAGCCATGACCAAATCAATGAACAAGTTTATTGAATTTGTTAATGAAAAAATTGGTGGAGCAGTAGGTAGCGGCGGTGGTCCAGCAGCACAACAAGAACGAGATGCCAAAGCTGCCTATGACAAGGCCATGGAAGGAGCCAGCTTTTCACAAAAATACCTAGGCGTTGGTCGAACACAGGAACAAGAAGCAGCATACACTGCCTATTATAAAGCACAGTTGGCTGCGACCCAAGAACGAAGCCAAGGACCAAATGCCAACATGGCGCCAGCTTCGGCTGGAGTAATTCCGGGCAAATCAGTCACTATTGGCGACGAGACCAGAACCGGTGGTGATCGTAACTGGCGTAACAACAATCCTGGCAACATTGAATACGGACCGTTTGCACAAAAAATGGGCGCCGTGGGCAGTGACGGCAGGTTTGCTATATTTCCAAACGAAGACATGGGCCGCAAGGCAGCAGATGCCCTGCTCAAAGGTCAAGGTTACGCTAACCTAAATATCAAAGATGCTATTAACAAATGGGCACCGCCTAGCGAAAACAACACCGATGCTTATGTAAACGCATTCAAGCAAGCCGGACTGGATCCCAACAAAAAATACGCAGAGCTCGCGCCCGAAGACCAACAAAAATTCCTAGACATACAAAAACGAGTGGAAGGCGGACGAGCCGGAACGGTAACTGCAGGTGGCGTATTAGGATCAGGAACATTGGCAACAGGCGGCGTTACCGTTCCGCCTGCGGTTGCAGGTCCGTCGGCGCCATATCAACCAACCACAGCTGCGGTGCAACCTTCACAACAGTTGCCTAGCAATACACCCCCGGCACCCAATGCACCACCAATTGGCACAGGCACAGACAATGCAATTTTGGTAGCACAACTAGCCAAACAAGATGAAATAATCAGCCTCTTGCGCAACATGCTGGGCGTAGAAACAAAATTATTACAGCGTGCAGCGTAGCACGCGGTAAATATACTACCATGGCAGATAATCAAAATACCCGTAAACCCGGGTGGAAAAAATATTTCAAGGTCGCCAATACCGGCGGTCAGCTAAGTCCAATCTCAGGACAAAATCAATTTGGTTTACCCAATTATGACCGTCAACGCAACGGCGATTTTACTGGAGGAACACCCAACGACTTTGCGTTCCGCAACTATGCCAGCCGCCTGCCTGAGGTATATTCCGGCCATCCCAACCGCATTGAGCGTTACAATCAATACGAAAACATGGACCAGGACTCAGAAGTCAATGCCTGTTTGGACATTATCAGTGAGTTTAGCACACAGGTCAACGAAGACAACGGTACACCGTTTGATATCAATTTCAGCGATAAACCCACAGACCATGAAGTAGAAATTGTCAAGAAACAACTGCAACAGTGGACCAAAATGAACAAGTTGGATCAGCGCATATTCAAGCTGTTCCGCAATACCATCAAGTACGGCGATCAAGTGTTTGTGCGTGATCCTGAAACATTTGAAATGATGTGGGTGGACATGGTCAAAGTGGCACGAGTAATTGTAAACGAAAGCGAAGGCAAGCGTCCTGAGCAGTATATTATACGTGACATTAATCCTAACTTCCAAAACATGAGTGTGGCCCAAAAGACCACACAGGACTACTATGTGAGTCGTGCCACCAACGGCGGAGGCCAAAACAACTACAGTAGCCCCGGTGGCGGTAGTGCAGGTGGCGGAACCGGCAACGGCGGTGTTGGCAATAGCAGATTTACGCAGGCCATGAACGAAACCTGTATCGATGCACGCCACGTGGTACATCTAAGCCTTAACGAAGGTTTGGATTATTTTTGGCCATTTGGGCAAAGCATCTTAGAAAATATTTTCAAAGTCTACAAACAA